CTCAAACTTAGAAACAGCGTCAGCGGTGATGTACTGCCCTGCCCCGTAACGATCATTCAGAATTAGGTCACGCAACACCCATGCCGGATTATTCGAGTAGACCCGCTTAAACAGGCCATTCCACAAGCCCGAATAAGTCCTGGTCAATTGATTGTAATTGACAGGCACTTCTATTTTTAGTCCGAGAAGTTCTACGGAAACGTTAGGAATGGAAGAATACTTGTCAGCCCTGATCCCAACGCTGAGAATCGATGAGTGAGCGTTGTTAAACTTTTGGTCGAGAGATAGAGATACACTGCTGAAACTGAATTGTGAGCTAGTTGATAGCTTTCCGCCAGACTGCACGTCAACAGTATTGTCGTCGAGCGTCGTGCGAGTTACATTAATAGTCCAGACTGGACCGGTCCCTTGAAGTATAAAAAAGTGAGAACGTTGAAAAGTAGAGCTAAACTTACCGCCAACGTTTCCCGAAAAAGCAGGAAAAGTTGCACCATTAGAATCCGTGTAGGTGATAACGTAGTCAGTCCGGTAAGTGCGACTGTCTCCTGTTATTCCTGTTATCCCTTTACCGTTTACAACGTTCTGAACTAAAGCTTGCCAAGTAAGCAGAACTCGGGCGTAATAACTGCCCCCCACGACAGAGCCTGTGACTGCCTTTGAAACAGTCGTATTAAACGCGCAAATGGTGTCAACGGCTTCTACAGATGTTGTCCGGCTATAGCCAGGGACTCCAGTTTGCTGAAAACTTGACCTGCCGTAAGAAAGAACTAAGTCTTCCGGCACAGGCGAAAGAGCACCAGAAGGTGATCGTATAGGTGTATCGTCAAGGAAAACAGACCTTTCTAATCCTGCAACGCTATTGCCAAACGCTGGACCCTCGATTTCGCCTTCGCAAAGTAAAAACTGCAGTTGAGCAAAGCTAATACTTTTTAACGCTAAGGTGTCTTGAGCGATCGTTGGTTGCTTAGGTGGCTTTTGTTTCTTCTGCTTAGGTTGACCGCCGCCTGCGCCAAAGATTTCCTTCATCAGAGAGTCTGCCTGTTGACGTAACCAAGTAAGCCTTGCGCACCTGCTGTACTTACTGCTCTAGAGGCAGGAAGAAGCGAAAGGTCGAAGCTGACTAAGCGTGGTGCTGGTATTCTACGTCTACCGTAAAGGACCGGTACGACTTCACCTTGTGCAGCGTTTGAAGCCCCACGAGTGAAAAGATTGGACTCAAGTTCTGATCCAGATTGCTCCCCAGTAGTTGTCTGGCCGCTTAACTTCGGGGTTGGAGTAAGCAGTTGAGCCACGCCACCTAACACCAAAGACGCGCCAAGAAGGCCAACCGCTACACCCACGCCAGGGATAAACGCAACGGCGATTAAGATTACTCCGAGTATGATCTGGAAAAAGCCGCCGCCGCCACCACCGGCTCCGCAAATCACGGGGGCAAAAACAATCGTCTCTGCTCCGGTCTCTTGCTTCAGCTCATCAGTGTTAAGTCCCTTGGCATTGTCGGTCACAACCCTCCAGGCAACTCCGCGCTCGTGCTGATTTAACACCCACGCCTTCAAGCCTGGGCACAAGACGCAAAGGGCTCCAAAAGCTTCAGACGGAGACTTGACAGCAATATGAAAAACACGGCCAAACTTTCGCCCTGCCGCCCCTAGTAGTTTTACTGTTTTCAGTTCTTCCACAATTTGTGAGGTCTGATGATCCAGTTTAGACGACGTTGCCAGTAACCACCGAAAGTCTGCAATCGACTAGGAGACTCAGCTGGATGATGAAGGAATTGCTTGGAGCTTACAAATACCCCCAGATGATCTGTATGGCAAGGAAAATCGCCGAGGTTCATCAGCATCATATCGCCAGCCTGCTGCATCCCAACCTTGACTATTTTGCCCTGCTTAGGGCACTCTTCGTCAAAAGGAGTGAAAAGCGGTGTGTTCCATTCTCCCCAATTACCTCTTGGCCACGGAGGAAGCTTGACCTCCAAGGTTTCTAAATAGTCAGAAACCAAGCTATAGCAATCGTAGACGCCAAACACAAAAGGACGACCCTCAAAAGGCGCTTTATTCCTGGGGTCACACTGATGCCAACTGTCGTTCGCCAAACAATAGACAACCCAGGGCAATTCATCAGTTGCAATGACCTGCTGATCTAGCTGACTGAACCCAGGAAATTCCAAATGCGTGTGCCACACGCCAAGAATGTCCTCGTCATAGGACACATAATCTTTTGGGTCTATTGCGAATTGATTAACAGGATCTTTGGCAATATTTCGCACACGAACAGCAGTGTTATCTCTTAACACGAAACCACAAGCCTCTTCCTCTGGCGTCTCACAGGCGAAGGCTTGAATTTGACTTTTAGTGCAGTCAGCGAGCCATTCCATCAGTCAAGACTCAAGCCTGGGAAGCCACCATAAGGCAGATCTTGACTCCCGCCGTATCTAAGCCTGCAGCTTGTAACTCTTTTCCCGCATTTATCCAAAGCGGCATCTGAGGTAGGTACGTCTTTCACTGTTGCAACTGGACCGCCTGTATAGCCGCATTCAGCCCCTCTATACACCCACGGACACGCATAACGCAGCGCCCTGCGCTTAGGGAGCGTTACGCCGTCAAGATCAAACGGAGTTGAAAGCTCAAAAGTAACAGAGAGTTTTGACTCTGTAGCTTTTTGCTGAATGAACCAAGTCTCGTCTGGCCAGTGAGAGTTAGGGTCAGGGGTTGCGCCATCGTCAAGGTAACGAGCAAGTATTCGACGCCTGAAAACTTTCGCGCCAATCAAATCGTCGTAAGCATTGACAAGCTGAGTCATCTCAAGGCCGATATTTGCGATTGTTATGCTCGGATTTGGAGGAACGCCAGTGTTAGAAATAACGAACCCCTCAGCCTTGTATGGCAAGGGGACGTAAGTTACGCCGTTCAGCTTGACACTGTTGCCATTAGTCTGAGTCCAGTTGCAGAAATTAAGCAGTTCAACAACTACCGGGCCACTGACAGCAGATGACACGTCAATCGTTATCAGCTCAATAATGGCATCGCCATCTAATCCTTGCTGATCAGTATTAAATTGAAAAGTACGATCTTCAGCCATTAGGTGTAAAAACGCTTAACGGTAAAGGACAATGAAGCAAAGTCGCACGAATCGTAACTTCTAGACCACTCAAGAGGGTCTATGACCCAGTTAGAAGGGATAGATTCGTCAGGAGCTTGCCATGCGAAATAATCAGTGCCTAAAGCGATAATTTCATTTTCCAAGACTACAGCCTCAGACGCAGGCATTGTGGGAGTCTTTATGTTCCATGATTCCATGACCGGGTGCAGCCCATCTTGCCGTCTTGAACGGTAGCCGTCACCATACTGCGCCTCTAAGTATCGAAACGAAGTCGACTTAGCAGAGTCCTGCTCAATCGCTAGTGTCGCCAATGTCATTTGAGGCATAGTGCTACCTGTTCAGAACTCCACCAGGGCGCTGCTCACGTTGTATCACAGCAACCATCATTTTAGATAGCTGAGAGATCCCTTGACTATCGCTTCCACTGCTTCTGGAGGTGCTTTTCCCTTCTGCGATGTTGTTAGTGATATTGATTACTGTACCGCCGCCTGAAGATTTCACACCCAGCTTCCCATCAGATCCACGACTCAGCGGCATAATTGCTTCTGGTCCGGCTTCTCCAAGAAGGCCGAAGTTGCCAGCACCGCCGTTTGCGTAAGCGAACATTGTGGGCTTGTCAAAAATGCCGCCGTTTGCGAATTTGGCGACACCTTTGTCGAAATAAGCACCTTTTGCCGCTACCGGGAATCCGAAGTTAGGCCCAAGAGTTCCTATCCCGCCAACGGATCCACCCCCTGCGCCTAGCGGTGTGCTTGCAACGTTAAACCCACCACCACTGCCTCCGCCAAAAATCGAGATGGCGGCTTCTAGGATCGCGATCTTGATCATTTCAGCAATGATCTGAGCGGACATATCTAAGAAGTAGCTAGAAAGGTTTTGGAAGAACGAGGCAAGTGCTTCTTGCGCCGTGGCACTACCACTAATGACACTCTTGAATGAGTTCGAGAATGCGTCACCTATTGCGTTAGCTGCTCCCGTAATTTGGTTAAGTGGACTTTGCAGTTCCTCTAGTGCTTTCTTCATTGCGGTGACATTTTGAGTGAGTCCCTCTTTAGTAGTCGGGTCTATTGTTTGGCGGTACAAATCAGTTTGCTGATCAGCGTTTGGATCCCCTGCGTCTACTCTAGACTGCCTGAATCTTTCAATTCTCTGCTCGTTTGTCACCAAGCCAAGCTGATCGCGTAAGTTGAACAGCTCGTCTTCAGAAGCCTTCGCGATGGCTTCTTTCTCAAACCTGTACCGCTGTGTTTCTCTCTTAAGCTCTGCAGTATATTCAACCAAAAGCTTGCTTGTTGCGACCTCCCTTTTCAGAGACTCTTCTTGCACAATCGCTTGCTCGTTCTTTTCTCCTTGAGCAGCCCTGAGTGCATCACGGTACTGAAGCTCAACGCCTGCCGCCTGTTCAGCAAAATCAATAGCTATTTTGTCATTGTTTAGTTTGCTGACCTGCAGCCGATTATTTTTGTTTTGGGCTTCTCCGATGTCTATCTCGTTTTTCAGTCGGGCTTTTGTGAAAAACACAAGCTTGCCTTGATCTCTAATTGAATCAAGCTGAGACTTGCGCACTTTTTCTGCCTTGCCGCCGCCGCCGCCGCCGCCGCTCTT